GTAGGCCACATATTTGGTATTGTGACTGATAAAGAAAAACGACAATTTAATTACGCGGATATAGCATAAGATAATGCGTCGAGGTACCCCCTCGGAGATGTTGGCTCGAATCCTTCTATCCGCTCCAATTATGCGGGCATAGCATAGCAGAATGCAACTAAGTACCCCTTAGTTTATGGTGTATCGAATCATCTGCCCGCTCCAATTTAGATAGGCACAAAATATGATGGCATCTGACTCCGACAGAAATGATTTTCTCTACAATTATGTAGCAAATTTTCTTTTGGAACCCGACAAACAAAAACACTTCAAAGAAACAATGGACAATATACCGAATTATACATTAGACCTATTAGAAGGTCTTAAAAAGGACTTTGAAAAAACTAAAAAATGAGTAAATTTATTATTGACGTTGAGGCTGACGGACCCTGTCCCGGCCTTTATAGTATGGTTTCATTTGGTGTTGTTAGATACGATAAACATCTTAATACTACTTTTTATAGCGGTACGATAAAACCCATATCTGAAAAATGGATTCCAGAAGCTCTTGCGGTGTCAAAAATCACCAGAGAACAACACGAAAGCGAAACCTCGGTTACACCAGAATATGCCATGCGCAACTTTGCCCATTGGTTAGACTTTAATGACATTAAGGGTCGCCCTATGTTTTTCTCTGACAACAATGGGTTTGACTGGCAATTCATCAACTACTATTTCCATGCATTCTATGGCAGTAACCCATTCGGGTTTAGTTCCCAAAACATCGGTTCCTTATATAAGGGTCAGGTAAGGAACATGCGTAAAAACTTTAAACACCTTCGTAAGACTAAACACAACCATCATCCAATATTTGATGCTATGGGAAATGCAGAAGCTATGCAAGCCATGGGATGGTTTGATGTATAAGAGTATTAATTATGTTTGGATTTAAGAAACGAAAGAAATATTATATACACACCGGTATCATCAAAGGAGTACATATAAACACGATAAGTGAGAATGATGCTGCGGTAGCTCTAGCAGCCTTCTATCGTATTGATAGTAAATCGGTACTCATATCAAGTATAGAAATTGGGGAATACGGATATCATGCCCTGATGGATATACAAACTAAAATAATGGAGTCTAGAAATGGAAAATCTGAAATCTGATCCCGCAATGGATGAAATAAAGAAATATAGATTGCCCGAAAGGATTATTGTTGGTAAATTTGAACCTACCGACGGTTCCACATTCGATTCAATGTGTTATCGTATACCAGAGGTATGTCGCATAGTACATGTGGCAGAACAGGTTAAGGATGGAAAAATGTGTCTATGGGCTGAAATTGATCCTGTAGATGAAGATATGCAAACCTTTGTCGATGTTAAAATTGTTACAATCGGCACGGGTATGACCGTACCGGAAGATGGAGAGTGGTTAAAAACTTACCAAGATGGACCCTTTGTTTGGCATTTATATCTAATAAGATAGAATGTAATGAAAGACTGGGAATTAGATTGTCTATTTCATGCTGAATCTCTGGCTAGAAAAGGTTACATTGATAGTTTGTTGGTGAAGGACGTAACCCTACAATTAATACGACAACATCCAAACTATAAAGATTCGGATAAAGACGTTCACAAGATAGAAAGTATACTTCCCCCAGGCCCGGATGACCCCATAAAAGGTATTTGACACAAGTATGTGATCCGGTTCACAGATCAGGGTTGACCTGACATTATATAAATTGTATTATATATGTATACACTATAAAAGGTGTATTCAAATTAAACACAAAAGGAAATATTATGAAAGGTTTTACTAAGACAATTCTGGCCGCAGCATTGTTATCCACAGGATTTTCGGCGTATGCTGATACTGATAACTTTTGCGAGAATCATCCAGAATCATTACAATGTCAAACTGGTGGCATACCTGGTCCTATAGGACCTCAGGGACCTATAGGACCTCAGGGACCTGCTGGTGTTGACGGTATCAATGGCACCAACGGTGTTGACGGTATCAATGGCACCAACGGTGTTGACGGTATCAATGGCACCAACGGTGTTGACGGCAAAAACGGTACTGATGGCGTTGACGGCAAAAATGGCACCAACGGTACTAATGGCGTTGACGGCAAAAATGGCACCAACGGTACTGATGGCGCTAAAGGAGACACCGGACCTCAAGGTGAGAAAGGTGATCCTGGATCAAATGGTCTGCAAGATCCTAACGTAGGTCGGGCTCTAAGTCTCACTTACGACAACGCTAGTGATATCAACGAGTGGAATAAGAAACTTGATGATGGTGTCGCTATGAGTGCCGCAATCGGCAGTCTACCCCAAGCATACGGTGTGGGTAAAACCCAGATCAGCGGTGGATTTGCAGGATATGAAGGTAACAGTGCGTTTGCAGCAGGTATCTCCCATAGACTAAATGAAGACACCGTATTTAAATTCGGGGCAGCAACCAAGTCTGGTACTGGAGATGCTGTGTACAGTGGTTCTGTAGGTTACGAATTCTAACCAAACTCCAAATAAAAAGGGACCTTACGGTCCCTTTTTTTTACCCGAAAGTTTTAGCTTTCGTGAGGAACGGCTCTATGAAGATCAATCAGGGTGTGGTCAACGTGACGACGATCCTGGTTCTTAGCCATTTCAGTACCAGCAACCATGTTCTGCAAACTTTGTAGAGCAACGGCTTGTATCTGTTGGGTAAAGGACAACGCATTTTGGAAAATCTGGTCAGCTTGTTGACGATCCCTACGCTGATTTTCAACATCAGCCAGGTTCTTACTAACGTCATTGGACACAGCATTGGAACGAATACGCTCTTGTGTATCTACGTCCTGGGACAGATCAGTTGTCGCTAGGTCTCGTTCGGTATTGCTCGCAATATCGCGATCCTTGCTAGCATCGTTCAGTTCGTTATTTGTTTCGTGAAATCCGCCCTGCTTATCGTTACTATGGTCTCCCATATCATGTACTCCTATTTTTAAGTTTAGGACTCATAATAAAGTCCCGAAAATGTCCCTTTGGACACCATTATTTATACGAGGAAATTATTAGAAATGAGAACCAGGTACGGTCCATTTGGAGTATATGAATACTTGCCAAATGGACTATTATGTACTACCGGAGGGAAAACGCACCCATAAAAAAACCCCGCTTGCGCGGGGTTCTTCATATTACAGATTTTGGTCTGAATATCTGACTTACGCCAAGATATTATCGACCCTGAATATCCTGTAATATTGGTTAGTCTTGCTTGCAGCAAGGCCATCACGATTGGACATATTAGCCGTATCGACATATGGGTTTGAAACCATACCGTAACGAGTCTTGAACCCGATACGTGGCTGGAAGTCATTCTCACCAACCGCACGGACCATTTGTAGAGGAACGTATGGGCAGTAGAAGATACCAGCGTCATAAGGGTTAGTACCCTTGTAACCAACAGTGATGTAATCACCAGTTGCATATGGATCAATATACACTTTGATGCGACCGTTAAGTACGCCGGCAAAAGTATTACCAGTGTCGTCAACGTTCAACTTAGTGCTAAGGGCAGGTGCATAGTCAAGCGCGCCAGAAGCGGCCAGGGCAGTTGCCACGTCAGAAGAAACGATTGCGATGTTACCTTTACCACGACGAGTTTCTTTCGCGATAACGTTACATTCACGATCCAACTGTACAGTCAAACCTTTGAACTTCTCAGCACTCCAACGACCGTCAGCGTCTGTTGACAGGTCAAAGATACCAAGGACGGTAACGTTTGATTGCTGAGCACCAGTTTTTGCTTGGCTGTTGATAGTACGGATAACTTCACGGTTAATTTCCGCAAGGATTTCTGTAGACAGAATGTTAGACAATTCTGTTTCAGCGTCAAGACCGTGGATTGCTTTCAGGTCTTGTGCTAATTCAAGAGTGTATTCTGCTTTCAGAGCGCGGGACTTAGCAGTAACAGTCGCTTTCTCAATGGTGAAACCCATTTCTGCAAAATCGTTAGTACCTGGATTAGTACCTAGATTTTCTGCTGAAGTGGTTGGCATACCAGTACCATATGTAGGGCCGGTACGGTCGTTATCGATATTGCTATCGCCGTTACTGTCAGTTACGCCAGAAAGACCAGAAGGATCAGAATCCTGGCTAGTTACGCCGGAATCACCACTGTAGTACGTCTTAGCTTCTTGGAACAGAGCTTCAGGAGAAGTTGCTGCGCCAGCGCCGTAACGAGCTTTCATGGCAAAGATCAGGCCGGTAGGACCAGACATAGGCTGAACACCACACACGTCATATGCCATAAGATTAGGCATTGCACGGCGTACTAGACTGATAAGAACTGGGTTCCAGTTCGCAGCAGAAGTAGTGTTGTTACCTGCGGTTTCAGAAAGAAAACCAGACTCTTGTGCAGCGTCAGCAGCAAAGGCTTTTTCTTGGTTTTCAAGTACAGCGGCAGTAACCGCTCTACGGTAATGATCGGTGATTTCACCAGCTGAATTTTCATTCAGTACTGGAGACCACTTCTCAATTAGTTGGTCAAAGGAAATTTGCATTTTAGAACTCCTATTATTTTTATTCTAAATGATGGTTTATTTATGCTTTACGCATTTTTGGTCTGTTTTTTGATAGCATTAACATAAGCTGCCATGCTAGAAGATACTTCTTCCACATCAGCCACATCGTCGCCTTCGTCAGTGATTTCTTCACCGATTACAGAAGATTTTTTGAAGTAGGATTCTTTCACAGTTTTAACTTTCTCTGTGAAACTTACTTCGTCTTCGAAATCAAGATCAGCGGTCAAGGACATAAGCTTCTCTGCTTGTGTTGTTGCCAGGTCGTCACTCGCTTCACGAACAATGTTCGCACGCTTTAGGACTTCCAATTCTTCAGACATTTCAATTGCGTCTGAGAGAGTTTTGTCGAGTTGGTCTTCAAGTTCTTCAACTTGTTCAGCAAGCTCGTCAACTAGGTCTACCTTGGATTCAGGGATTTCAATATAAGATTCCTCAAATACTGCCTTTAGGCTTTCCATGAAGTTTTCTGCGATTTCGGTACGTAGACCGGCTTCGATTGCTACTTCATTTTCTTCCATCCAAGTGTCAACTACATAATTCAGGTAGCTGTCAACTTTCTCAACGATATCGCCTGAAATTTCTTCAATGGCTTCGTTAAGATTGTTTTCGTAAACAGATTCCAATCGGTCAATTTCGGCCGATACTTTGGACTTAATTGCTGCTTCAAAAATCACGGAGGCCTTGTCTTTAAATTCTTCGGACAAAGTGGCTTCGGATTCAACCAGGGCATTCAGATCGTCTGTAAAATCAGCATCAACATCGATATCTTCTCTTACAGTAGGTTCTACGCCTTCATTTTCATAAAGGGCATTACCCATGATCGCTTCGTATGCAATATCCAGGTCTTCTTTAGAAAGGCCTTTCATCTTGTCATACATTGCACCAATTTTAGCACCAATAGTCTTCATTGGTTCACTGTTACTTTTATCGCCTTTACGCGCAGGTGCTTTCTTCTGTGACTTGCTAGTAGCAGACACTGAATCAACACTTTGTACTTCGGCATTCATAAGGTCATGAGCTTCATATACTACGTTACCTTCGGTGTCGATTGCATCGCCATCGTCAGTGATTTCGTATTCGATCCCATCAATTACTTGTGTTTTCATTCTAGATTAACTCCATTAATTTGTTTTTTTAAGTAACGAGAGGAAATTTTTAAACTCACGAATTTCAACGTTTGCACGTTCGGCTCGCGGAGCACGTTTAATTTCTGTCTCCATTTTCTCAATTACCTGAGCTTGTAAGATACCGTTATTCCAGACCCAATCTACGCCTTCCATAATACCATTAACAAATGCGTCATGCGCTGAAGGATCTTGTACAATATCAACCGTGTTAAGAACAAAGTCGTCTTTGACGTACATCATACTTTCACGTTGCTCAAGGCTACCCATACCACGAGTTGAAACACCCAATTTAACTCCCCCTTCAAGAAGGCCTTTTACGACCTCACCCATAGGAGTACTCAAAATGGTTGCTCTTCCAATCACATTATTTCCTTCCCATTGGAGGGACGTAATGCGATGTGAAACTTTGTCAAGATTAATAGTAGGACCTTCGGGGTGGTTTAATTCTCCCACCGCCCGTCCAGTATTAACTTGATCTACCAGATATCTCTGTACTGCTGATTCCATAACAGATTTTGGATAAAAACGTCCATTTCTGTTCTTGGCTTCAGACTGTGCAAAAACACCTTCTATTGCGTAGGTCTTTTTACCATCTTCCTTTGCTTCGGTAATAACTTCTAATTCGTTATCACTGAATTCAGATATTAATTTCATAAAAACCCACGTTTTGTAATTCTTGTATATTATTTATAAGAAACAAGTTTTTAAGAACCCTTATAATTATCCATAAAGTTTCCTATAGCTTCCCAAGCGTCTTGTTCACTATCAAATGTATCCAAAATATCACCATCAACCTTAGCCTCATATTTGGATCCTTTTTTAGCTACGGATACAGATATGCCTCGGATTTTCTTCCTATTGAATATTTTGGTG